GCTTGCTGATAGTTTTTAGGATCATGCAGCTTATTAGTTGTATGAGCTACGCCATCAACTGTATAAACTAGGATAAACTGCCCATCTCTAGGCTTTGGATAAATTCTAATATTATTTTCATCGCACCATTTAAATGCTTTATAATGCTCCTCCTGGGTGTTTACTGTTGGCTGTTTGTATTGTTGTTTTCTAGGCATAGTTTCTAGTATTTCAAGTGATTGTATTGGTTTTAACTCGTTATGGGAAACAAAAACAGTATCACCATAACCATAATTTTTTATTTTGTGATTATTGTCAATGTAGCCTCTGGTGGTGTATCCTACAAATTCTAGCATTTGGTTTTTATACCAGGTGAGAATATAATACTCAGCGTGTTTACGTTTGTACTGAGTCACAGGAAACATTAAATTAGGTTTGTTTTTACTATCAGAACATTTTACCTGGATCCCATAATCAAAGTCAGTTCCATCATCGCCTACTCCTATTGTGTCTATGTTCATTTTTAGTCCGCTGTATCTAGCAAACCCTACCTCTCCTAGCATACCCAGATAGGATCTGTAGAGATGCTCTTTGCCCTCAAAAAAGTTTTGACTGTTTTTAGTATCAGTACAGCCTACGCTATAGGATTTAATAATTGCCACCCATTTGGCTAGTAAATGATCTCGCTCTGATATTTTTATAGTCATATTAAAATGGAACCTGGTCCCTTACTACTGTGAATCTTTGTTTTTTCTCATCTATTGTTTTATAAACGCCTCCATCTTTAAAGTCTGGAGCTACTGTAAAACTACCCTGTTGTCCATTCTCTTTACGTTTCACCTTTTGTACATGAATCTGTACAGCATCTGATTTAAATTGAGTCATTTCGCCTAGACTTCTAAATACTGTAATACAATTAAAAGCCTTGTTGAAAAAGTCACTAGAGCCAGATATATCATAGGGAGTAGGTACTTTGTAATTACCATTGTCATTAGATTCCATTTTTCTAGGGTGTGCTACCAGGAAAAGGTGTGTTTTAGTTTGCTGACAAAACTGGGTTATTTTAGATAACATTTGCCCTACATAGGAATGATCACGCTGTGCTGAGTGGTCCAGCATATTCCAGGGATCAATTACTAATAAATTAACTCCTTTTTGAAATACTAAATCTCTAAAAGCATCTAGTATCCCATCCAGGGTTAAATTATCTAGGTCGATCTTTATAAAATAGAAATGCTCCTCTATAAAGTTTTTAGTTTTATTTAGATCCTCATTAGAGCAATTTCTCTCATTAAGTTTATTAGCCAGGCGTTTTATATGTCCCTCATAGGGAAACGACTCTGGAGCAAAGAAAGCAGTTCTATGCCCATATTTGACTGCCATATTACAAGCAATCTGATCGACTACATCTGATTTACCAGAGTTTGGTATTCCTGTGACTACAGTCCAAGATCCCTCAAAATCGACCTTAAAATAATCATCGCTATCACCCAGAGCAATGCTGTAATTTTTAATCCCATAATCATTATAGTTTAAAACATCTTTCCAAATATCATCAATATTTACCACTCCCTCTAGTGGGAAGTGTTTAGCGGTCTTTAAAATTGTTCTAAGTACCTCAGCACCTTTTTCTGTTAAAACCTCATTAGCATCCTTAAAATCGCCAAATTCGATATACTTACAGCGATACTGTCCAAACCTCCTAGCAAGCTCATTCCTAAGAGCTAAACCTGGCTGGTCATTATCAGTACATAAAACTATCTCTTTTTTATCCTTGAAAAACTCCCAGCAGTTATCTAAATAATCTAGTCTTTGATTGCCTTTAGATGCTCCATTAGGTACTGAGCAAACAGAATAGATACCAGCCTCATGTAGCGATAGTGCATCCATTTCGCCCTCTACTATGTAGATTTTTTCCATAGTAGCTATGTTATCTAAGCCATAGAATATAAGCTCTGCTCCAGATACCATTTTAAAATTTTTCTCAGCATCTCGGAATTTGCAGTTAATGAGTTCGCCCTCCCTGTAGTAATTAAAATTAATTGCTTTGCGCTTCTTTTGAACCTGGGGAAAAAACTCTATTGACTCTCCCACTTTCCAATGGCTAAGAGTAGCCTCAGAAATACCTCGTTTATTAAACCAGGAAATAGTACGATCTGATAAATCTGTTTTAGCCTCTGGAGGTTTTACATACTCCTTTTTTTCCTTGAACTGTACGTTTCCAGACCAGCCACAGTTATGGCAGTTATAAACTCCTTTTTCTAAATTTATAGATAGGCAAGGATCTTTTTTGTTTTTTCTAGTGTGTGAGCATTTAGGACAGATTACCTTTTGCTCTATGGCGTTTCCTCTAGGAGTAATGCCAATGTTTAAAAATTCATTTATCATTATTTGGTTTGTTTGCTAGTAGGCTAAATTCATCCCCTCCGAATTGTAATTTAAATTGATCAATTCTGCGGAGTCCAGATTTTGAGTTTGTTTTTCTAAGGGAAAGTAATCCAAAATTAACACCTTTCCAAAAATTATCCTGTTTAGCTTTTTTAATTAAGTAGTAAAGCTGTCTAGGATTTACTTTATCTTTTTGATCAGCTAGCCTAATTACATTTAGCCAATCAACTTTTATTTTAGTATCCTTTGGGTGAAATTCCTCTGGGAATAAATTTAAAATATGTTCATAGGCGTTTATATAAAAATCAGAGAATTCTGACACTTTTTTAAAAGTGGCACTATTATTACTTGTATTATTATTATTATTATGTATATTATTATTAGGTTTAAACTTTTCTTTAAGCCCCCCTTTAACTTTTCTTTGTACCCCCTTAAACTTTTCTTTAACCCCTATTAGGTAAATTTCACGCTTTCCATCATGATTTGTTTGTGTTCTAATTAGCGCTTGATCAATCAACTGTGATACCCATTTTGATACAGATACCTCACTAACATTATATAGGTCTGCAAAATATTTATTAGTAGCCCAGCACATTCCTTTTTTATTAGATAGCGCTGTGATTTCACCATAAAGGAGCTTGGAGTTGGCGGTCAGTTTCTCATTATACCTAACCTCCGCTGGTATTACTGCATAGTAGTTTGGTTTCATTTGTTATGCTTTTTCCACTAAATTTTTTACCTGGTCACAAAATGTACGAATATCGCCAAAGATTCTTTGGAATTCCGCCAAAGTAATTTTGTTATCATCGAATAACTCCCAAAGCGTTTCAATCAGTAGATCATACTCAGCTCTAGTCATCCTCCCTACATACTCATAACGCACAGTAACATCATCTACAGTAGTGGTAGTGCGCCACATTCGCTGATCAATTTCGTTCCAGTAAACATTTCTATAATCACTCATAACTCATAAAATTATCAATAATTTCTTTTGCAGCATCAAACGAATTACACCAATGCGCATCCCAGGAGGCATTTTTAAGCCTCTCTAAGCAATTAAACTGGTTTTCTGTAGGTTTGTTATATCCAACTTTTAATTCGAGCGCTAAACCGCTGTATTTGCTTTTTGATGCAAAAACTAAAATATCTGGTATTCCAGCCACTCCGCCTAAATATTTAAACTTGTAGCGTTCAAATGGCGAGCGCTTACCCTCATTAGGTACATGAATAGCAAAAGCTCCAGGATATTGCATTTTAATGTAATTCATAACGCTGTTTTGAAGTCGGTCCTCTTTTGTCAAATATTTTTCGAATGGATTTTTTGTCGGCATATCTTAAATAACCTGGATGAATATATTTAGGCACTGTTGCTTTAGGAATTTTCCAATCATTTGATTTTAACAAACTTACCTGTCCAAACAAAGTTATATAATGTTTTTTAAATTCTGGATCAGTTTGTAACAAATCTCTGCAACTTCTAATATTGTGTAATGCTGAGGCGTGATCTCTTTCAACACTTCTGCCAATCTCTGCTAGTGATTTTTTAGTAAAATTTCTGCATAATCCAAAATAAATTTTTCTAGCATCTACTAAATGCCTTTTTCTAGATCTAACATTTATAAAAAAACCGAAATGATTTTCAACTTTAGTTTTAATTTGTTGTAATTCCATAGCTATAGTATTAAAGCGCCATCATCCATATACCCAGCAGCCTGGTAGCCTTTCTCAATTCCTGTAGCTAAATAAAAACCCCAGTCTGATAATGCTTTTTTATAGGCTTGTCTGCCCAGTGCTATCATATCATCATCTAAAGCATAAACCTCTACACTATATGGATAATTAGTTTCTACAGCCACAAAGCGAAAGTTTTCTGGTGGAAAACCTAAAACATCAGAATAAAAACACGCCTGTAAATGATAGGCATATTTGTATAAGTCCCTCCTAAATGCTATAGGTGAATTATCCTGGCAAGTTTTGACATCCCCTATCCAATTATCACCAAATACATCTGGGCGAACTCTAATAGGTATGCCATCCATTTTACCATAGTGAGAAAGCTCTACAGTTCCTGTGCAATATTTTTGCGCCAGATCATGCTGTCTTAGATTCTGCATTATTCCAGATATGATGTCCATATCACTGTCCCTTAAATGTTTGCGATCCCCAGCCAGCTTTTCGTGCTTTGCTTTTATTTGCTTTCCCTCTTTAGTGCGCCCATCGTATTTAGGCATTAAATAATAGTCCTGGTCAAATTGTTTTTGACCCTCTAGCATTATTGTATGTACAGCTGTGCCTAGAGCCATTGCTGGCGTTTCTGTAAATTTTGCTGTTAAATAATGCTTTACTGATTTCTTATAAATCATTTTGAGTCCACTTGCTGATATTGAATCATGAGAGTGATACTCCTGGTTAGTATCCTGTTTAGTATTTAATGTTATTCTCATCTAGTTTGGTTTTTAAGTATGCAACCTGGTCCTTTAATAAAGTAACCTCATTGCGGCTGTTTGCTACATATTCTAATAATACTTGTATCCTTTCCTCCATATATTTTATGTCATCCGCTTTCCAGGATCCATCTAAATTGTGTATTGTATTTGACATGGCTATAAAATAAAAGGGCAACCTTTTCAAGCTACCCTAGTTAGTTTTAATTAATTCTATTTTTCTCACTTAATTTATAATTATACACCTCTACAATATTTTGGCAAGTATCAGCCTCATTATTGTAAATTCTTAGCATTTTATAATTACAATTTTTTGCTAATCTATTTATATCAAAATTTCTATTGCGTAATTTAATAATCTTTAAAGATCTTATAAATTTTGGAGAAAATGATTTATTAACTATACTGCTTAGAAGTAAACAGTCTGTCATTATATCATTTCCAAAATCTATATCTATTTTATAAGTACCATCTTGAATATTTTTATTGGGATTCATTGATCTAGTAAAAGCGTAAGCTATTGCGCCAGTAGTTGAATATTTTGTCCATTGGCTTATTAATTTTTTTAAATTGATATAATCATTTTTTTCTTTATTAGACCAATAATTTATATAATCATCTAAAGACCATCCCTTTCTAATTTTATTTGATTCGATTACTGCATAATTATCACCATTATATGATACTACATAATCAATAGGCATTTTTAATTTTTTTAAAGCATCAAATCTGTGCTGTCCATCTAATATGTAACCTTTTTTAGTTACTATTATAGGCTGTAATAAACCATATTTTTTAATAGAATATTCTATTTTTTTTAAATTATTATGATCTAATTTTCTATTAGTTTTTAGTAATTTAAACCGACTATAATCAAAAGTTGTTTGTAATGAAAACCTACTTTTGTAACTGTTTTTTTCTAAAAAATTCATATTTATTGAGTTTGCAATCATATTATCAAATATTAAAAGGGCAGCCTTTTACAGCCGCCCTGGTTAATTTAAAATGGCAAATCATCATCCTGTGCTACAGGATTAACTTGCTTTTTTGTTTGTGTTTCGCCATTAGGCTCCCATTGATTTAATTCAATGTACTGCTTTCCGCTTTTAGCGGTTAAAATGTCTAGGTTTACCCAGCCACCTTTTGCATTTTTTTGTAGAAATGCTACAGCATCATCAACTTTTACGCTGATGTTTCCCACTACAAAGTCTGGCGCTCCAGCTCTACGTTTAAAGCTGAATCCATCTGCAAAAACTTTCTCTGTTGTCATAATTTAAATTTATTAGTTATTTGATCTTTGTACTCGTTTTTCATTTTGTAGGCAGCGAGTACCTTTTCCGCCTGTTCTTTAGTGCCTTTATCTAAAAGCGCTTTTAATTCTGTTTCCTTGAGCCAAGGAGTATCATCTTTAGTCTGGTTTGCTATTGCATTAGAAACTTCCTCAGCTGATGCTACAGAGGTGTCTATTCCTATTCCTAAAAGTCCTAATGCTCTACCTATTGCTGATGTTTCACAGTTCTCGATAAATGAGGTTTTATTTATGTAGCTGCTGCCCATATACTCCTCAGCGTGACCAGTCGCTCTGATCATTTTATTTTCATCAAAGATTACAGCTCTAAACTGTACCAGGCGATCCTTTTTAGTTTGGCATACCTCATCTTTAATTTTGATTGTTTCAATTCCCCATTTATCGTATTTTTTCTGGGAATGAAAATAGCCAATACGCTCATTGACCTGGACATATTCCTTGCCCTTAATGTTTATTGTTTTCATAGTTCTAGGTTATTTAAATTTAATTTTAATTGTTTTAGCTTGATCAGCTCTGCATAAGTAAAGCGCCCAGGATCCTGTAGTTTAGATCTCAGAGTCGGATAGGTTATCCCTAAATGATCTGTAACATCTAACCTCCTAAGTCCTAGGCGTTTTATCTCATTGATAAATTCTAATTCTAAATTATTCATATATAAAAAAAATAGGGGAGTTGCCTCCCCTGGTTATTATTTAATTAGCTTTTCCAATACTCTTAATTGCTCTGATTGTAATGCAATTAAATCTTTCATTAGCTGTTTTTTGTAATCCTCATTTTTTAAATTAGGATCTTTAACCTTAGATTCAATTCTTTTGATATCCCACTCTATAACATTATACTTTGCTTGCAATGCGCTCTTAGAATTTCTACCAGTAAAACGCTTTGTCATTTCAATGCCTCTCTGGATTCCCTCGTTTGTTTCTTTTACTATATTACTCATAATTTCTAGTTGTTTGTTTTTGTTTTACTCTGTAAAAGTAATAATATTTTTTCAATATGCAAATATTTTTACAATAATTTTATAAAAAAAATCCCCATTCAAGTCGAAACTATCCTGGGGATCAGCAAACAAAAGGGATTGTTTAAGCTGTTATTTTATTAATTTGACAGCAAAGTCTGCTGTAACATCATTAGTCTGGTTGGGAACGTGCATAGTTAGCTCATATTCATTAGCCTTTACATCGTATCTCATAGAGTCTATGTAGCAACTAGCGCCCTCTCTAAATGTACCAGATCCAAAATCAATCCAGACTTTATTATGAGGCGCTACAGGAATAGGCTCAGATTTTAAATTATAAAATGTACCCTCATAGCGTTTGACAAAATCTCTAAAGTCATTTAAAATTTCCTGGGTTACTATTTTCTCTACAGTAGGAAAATCAGATGCCTGTATAGTAAAATCTCTAGGGCGTTTAAAATAGCCATCATAACCGCCCTGGAAGTTATCAGCTCCTAAATAATTTGATATAAATATATCTTTAATTTCATAGAGTGCAGTTTTTGTATTTACTACGTTTTGAGTATTTGTGACAATCATTTCACTAGCGTAATCTGTTTTTTCTGCTATATATAATTTGTCAAAATAAGTGTATTCAATTAATGATTGACTAGGATTTGGATAGGTGCTAAAGTTAGGATAGCGTATGTGCATCTGAATTTTAAAATCGCCATCTACTTCATTATATGCTTTTAATTCTGCTTCAAAATTCTGCCAAGTTCCTACCTTAGTAAAAGATTGTTTTTTTCTCCTTTTTTTATTATCTACTGTTTCTAAAAAAGCTAATTCGCTCCACTCATCATTTTTAAAATTATAATATAATGTAGTGCCATCAGCATCAATTCCCTTAACATAAATTTCCATTTCATATTTCCAGGAATCAGCAAAGTTTGTTAGCGTATAGTCTGGCTCTACAAAAAATGAAAAACCTAAATTAAACTCTTTAGTTTCGTCACTTACTACAGTATTAATTTCATTTTTAATAATTACATAGGGATCAGTAATATTAATTCCATGTACAGAAGTTCTAATAGTTTTTAAGCCTATTAGCGCTTTTTCCTGGTCAAAATGTATAGCTGTATTTGCGCCAAATTCCCATTGATGATCATCATATAATAGCTGAGGATTTTGATTTATATATTTTAAATCACTCAGATTAATATCATATTTAACCTGGTTGTAAGGTCTTAAATATTCTTTATATAAGTCTGCTCCAACTGGTTTTAACTCTGTAGGCGCTTTTAAAAGTATGTTTTCTGTAGTGGTGAATCTGTAATTTCCTAAGCGATCAAAAACCTTGTATTCTATTATTTCCTCTCCTGTGGTAGCTAATTGATTCTCTATTGAAAAACCTATGTCAAAATTAAATAGTTGGGTAATATTTACATCTATTAGGTTGCTGTTTGATATAATATACCAGCGCCCTTGAGATTGAAATACTCTTGAATTTGTAGCTTTTAAAAATGACTCCAAAACCTCTTTGGCGTTTCTAAAATCTAAGTCATCAAATACGCCATACTCATTTAAAATTATGTCATGATAAAAAGTGTCATTAGCATTACCAGTAGATTTTCTAATATCATTAGCTACATAAATGTCAAAATTCAACTCTAAATTATTTAGTATGTAATACAAATAGAAAAACATACTATCCTCATTAGAATCGTATCCGCCATCAGCAGCATTGGAATAGGGAGCATCAAAAGCATCTAGCGTACCTAGTCCATCATAAGCTACTAGCTTTAATGGATTTGGGAATGGCTGTAGGCTTTCCTGGTACTGATCAGCTTGTAGCCATCCCTCCCAGTATATCTCAGAGCTGCCTCCAGTACCTCCAGATCCCTCCCAGAGATAGTTAGCTTGTTCCCATTGGTCGTTTTCTGTATCCCATACTTTGTCTGCATTGTCTAGGCTACCAGTTGCTATTCTTACTTTATACTCACGCTCACCAGCGGCATAAAATTGATCATAAAGAGTGTCAGCAGTTTCAAATAAATTAAGCTCACAGCTAGATCCAATGATAGGGGAATAAAAATCATCATCGCCCTCCCATTTAATTATAACTGGATTCGCTTGACCAATTAAAGGAAAAATATCGCCATCATAGTCTTTTTGTAATATCTCAGCGACTCTATAGTTCCCTTTTGTGTCTGCAAACTCTAATCTAAATTTGACTCCGTATGCCATCTATTTATTTTATTCTGCTACGATTTCTATCAGCTCTCTGTAATGCTACTACTAGATCCTGTCCATTTATTTTAAACTCACCGCCAACGTTTACATTTTGGCTACTGCCTCCCATCATTCCCTGGAGTTTATCTAGTGGCGCAATTACCTCTGGATTTGCTTTGGCTCCTGGATACTCACCCATCAGTCCCATAGTAGGACCAGAAACTATACCCCCATTGGCAAATTTAGGAACTGATGCGAATTGTGATTTAACAAGTCCTACCATTCCAGCTATTAAGGCTGGTAAAACTATTGGCGCTACTGGTCCAGCTAATAATGATCCAGCAGATGCTCCAGCAATAGCGTTCGCTACAGATACAGATAATGCGGCTCCTACAGCATCTAAGGCAGCTCCTAAAAAAGCTGCTGTAAATGATCCTAAAGCACCCTCACCTAATCCTAAAGATGCTACCATAGACCCGCCTAATTGTGAAAATGCTCCAGCTAATTGATTAGATGTAACACTAGCCAAGTCCTCCATCCTGTTTTTGAATTCAGTAGCTCTATCTACATCTATTTGATTAAATAAATCGTTTGTTTTTAATATTTTACTATTTAATTCATCCCAGCTAGTCGAATCTACTTGCATAGCTGAAACATCAATATCAGCGCCACCTCCAAAAGCGGCTGCTGCTCTACTGGCTAAACTAGGCTGCTCTACTGGAGTTCCTGTAGCAGCTCCACCCCCACCACCAGCTGGAGCGAAACCAGATGTAAAACTAGATATAGCGCCACCAACTTTATTTACTAAGTTTTGTATATCACTTTCTACTATATTAGATAGCGGCTCAGCCTCGTATGCTTTTTTAAATCCATCGGTAAACTCCTCAGCAACTATTTTAGATGCCTCATCCATTAGCTTACCGCCCTCAGATGCTATGTTTTCTAAATTACTAAAAGCAGCCTCAGTAGCTTGCTTAAAACCCTCTTTGATTAAATCTACATCAAAAGTAAAAACGCCTGTAATTATAGTACCTAATCCTTTAAAAGCCTCCACAGAGTTTGCTACAAATCCTTTAATTATATTCCATACAGTAGAAAATGCTGTTTTAGCCACTCTATAGAATGCTTTAAAATAACTAATAGTTCCCTGGATTATCATCCTAAATGCTAGAGATTCATTGTAAAGATTTATAAAATAGTTTGCTATTTTAACTAGTACTGTCTTAAAACCCTCCCATTCTTTATAAATTACTACTGCTATGGCTGTTAAACCAGCTGCTATTAATCCAACTGGAGTTAATAAGGCTCCAAATACAGTTATAAGAGATCCAGCTATTGTTAATATTATAGGTAAAGCTGCTGCAACTGCTGCAAAAGCTAAACTCAACTCTATAGTTTTTGGCGATAGCTTAGTAATTACCCCAGCTAGTTTTTCTATCATAGGAGTAAAAGATCTCAGTAAAATAGCGCCTATATCAGTAAAAGAATTTTGTAGATTTTTTAAAGATTTATTTAATTGAAAAGATGTAGATTTTTCTAACTCAGTAAAAGCCTCTGCTGTGATTCCAGCAGTTGTATTCATTCTACTAAATATTTGTTCAGTAGATGCTAGGTTATTACCCATTAAATCTAAAACACCAGATAAAGCTCTAGTATTAGCAAATACTTTACCTTGAGCCTCCTCATTATCGCCAAATGTTTCAGTTAAAGTTTTTAAAGTAGAAAGTAACCCCTCCTCTTTAATTTGTTTTCTTAAACCAGCAGCTGATAAACCAAATTCAGCTAGAGTGTCTTTTGCTTGTTTACTAGGTTTTAATAATGAGAATAAAACCCCTCTAATTTGTGTTGCTGCCATTGCGGCATCTGTACCAGTTCTAGACATTGCTGCAAACGTAGCACCTACCTCGCTAAATTGTACTCCTAATTGAGATGCAATAGGTAGCACAGTTCCCATTGATTGGGATAACGAATCGGCTGAAAGTTTACCCTCTCTAACAGCAGCAGTTAAAACATCTGTAGCCTGTGATGCTGATAAATTTTCAATACCATAAGCGTTCAGAGCTGATGTAGCTAAATCAGCAACTATTTTAGTTTCACCTAATCCTATCGCTGAGGCTTTTAAAGATTGCTCTAATACAGCCATAGCATCTCCGCCTCTAAGTCCAGCGGATGTAATAAAAAACAAAGCATCGGCAGCCTCTTTGGCGCTTACTCCAGTGCTTTTTGCCATCTCTACAGCGGCTTTACCCATTTGATCTACCTCATCAGATGCAATACCTACTAAGGTTTTTATTTGAGTCATTGACTTATCAAAGTCAGCAGCCATTTTAATAGCAGCTGCTCCAGCAATACCTAGAGGTAATGTTAATCTAGTTGATAAATTTTTACCTAAATCACTAGTCCTTTTACCAAATGCCTGTAGTTTCCCAGATGCTGTATTTAGCGCTCTTGTCAGCTTACTAGCATCCCCTATAATATTTACTTTTAATCTTTGCTCTGCCATAGTACAAAAATACTAAAAAAAAAGGCGTTAGAATTTAACGCCAGCTGCTATAGCTTTCTCTTTAAATGATTGATAGTCCTCTTTAGTGCCTTTAGGTTTTTGCGCCTTATTAAATTTATCCTGTGGCAATGGGAATAGTTTCTCTGGTTTTATCATTTGCTGCTTTTTTTGGCAGTTGACATTATGCAGCATAGTAGCTACATATCTAATCCGTTCCCATTCCAGATTTTGTTTTATCATATATGACTCGCCTAGCATTTGATTTTCTCTCCAGGTGTATATCCAAAACTTATCTGGATCAATGCCGACTTGCCCTATATAATAATCCTCAATGTCATCCCAAGTTAGGGAGTCGGCTGCTGCTTTCCCTTAGTATTGGCTACAGTTTTAGCCTGGCGATCTATTCCCATATTTAGATCATTGCCTAAGATTCTAGATTCCATCATAGCTGAGATCATTTTCTCTAGCTCATCCTGGTTTAAATCCTCTAGCCAAGAGCCTACTTTAAATTGATTGTAATCTATCTCATTGCCCTCCTCCTGGTCGTGTGCTAACATAGCGCTATAAACCAAAGCTCTAATAGCTGAAATAGAAACGCCACCAGCAAATAGTTCTCCTATTTTATCTAGTGGCACATTCATAATCTCTGTGAAATTTGCCCAGAAATTCATACTAAAGTGCAGCGTAACATTACGCCCACCTAGTTTAGTGGTATAATACCCTCTCCTCTTGTTTGCCATAATGTGATTGCTTTATATTAAGCGTTGGTAGACTTAGTGATTGCTCCTGTCAATGTAATTGAACCGCTGTAGCTTACTGGAGACTCCATCTCAGCGCTCATTTCTACACTAGAAAGGAATCCCTCAGCAGTATAAACAGAATCGCCTGTTTCCGCAGTTCCGAAAACGCAAGTTAATTGAGTTCTAGCTAGTAAGTAGTCAGCTAATTCAATAGCATTAGCAGTATCATCATAAGCTACTAACCCATCAAAAGAAAGCTCTCCAGACATTACTCCAGCGATAACCTCCTGGAATCCGTTACTATCTTTAGTAGTCGCTTCTGGTAAGTCATTGCTAAGAGATAATGAGCAGCTAGTAGTGTGTCCTAGTGCTGTGTCCTCGATCTTTAATATTAGGTTAGTTCCGTTGAATACTCCTGTTGTAGCCATTAGTTTTAAATTTTATACAAATATAGTTATTATTTTATTTATGTTTTTAGGTAGAGAATTGAATTGTACCATTTTCTCCAGCTGTGAATACTGTTACTTTATCTGACCCCTCTGTATAGGTGTTAAAGGTTAATACAGTTGGTGATGTAGTTTCAGATATTGTGTAAGCATCTGGATAACGTAATATAACTACACCTGAGCCGCCAGCTCCTCCGGCTACGTGACTAGTAGCTGCTCCAGATCCAGCTCCACCGCCAGCACCTCCTCCAGTATTAGGATCTCCAGAAAACCCCACTACGTTTGCGCCCTCACTTATGCTTCGACCTCTTGCTCCTCCACCGCTTGAGGCTGATCCACCAGATATTGATGAGTCATCAGTTCCTCCACCACCTCCAGAGGCAAAATATCCAGAATCACCATAAGAGGATAAATAAGCTGATAAGTCTATCCCCAAACCTCCAACACCACAGGATGTACTTGTAGCATTGCCACCTAATCCGCCAGCTCCTCCGCCACCAGCAGAAGCTGGTCCACCTAAAGGAGTATCGCCTCCATCATATCCTTGTATGGGAGGTCCAGGCGTACCGCTACCACCGACATATGAACTTAAATTGTCCTCAGAAGCTCCACCACCAGATCCGCCAGATGCACCATTACTACCTCTCAAATTAGATGCTCCACCACCTATAGAAGTATAACTATCAAAAACTGAATTATTTCCGTTTGAACCACTATTGTTTCCACCACCAGCGCCAGCAGCACCACCCGATCCAACTGTTACAGTATAAGATGTGCCTACGCTTGCATCAATAGAAGTAGATGTAAAATTTTCTAAAACACCTCCAGCTCCTCCGCCACCAGAATTTCTTGAGGCAGAACCTCCACCACCAGCGACTACTAAATAATCAACTGTTAAAGCTGGTGCAGCAGCAGGTCCAGCTCCAGCCTCAGTAGCAACTAGCCAGCCTTTAGTAGCGCCAGAATATAATAGCCTAGCAGTTTGGTTATCATTATCTAAAACTAAATCATCTGTAGCGCCTCTAAGGTTTAGAGTTCCAGGATCTAGTGTAATGTTATTAGTTCCAGCATTTGAGGCGTAATCTACTATGATAATCTCATCCCCAGCACTTGGAGCATCTGGTAGAGTTACTGTGATTGCAGCAGAGCTAGTGTCCACCAAATACCCCTCACCACTTACAGCATCAAAAGTAGCTGTTTTAGCAGTAAGTTGCCAGTTAATTAACCCTCCAGCGTCTAAGTAGTCATATGTTGCCTTTGTAAATGCCATTATTTATTTTTTTTATATTATTAATCAGCTACCAAATCCCAGCTAGTAGTATCCTCATTCCAGGTATATCTCTCCCCATCATCTGGATACTCTACAGGAGCCTCCCATAAACAGCTTTGCTCATCGAGCACCCAGCTATCGTATGGTTTTGGCGGAATAAAAGCATCTCGGCTATGATCATAGGTATAACCTACTCCAGCATAGTTTTTTCTAAATGCTTTTGATTGATCTGCACTAGGCTCATTTGTTACAGGATCATAATGCACTCCGCCTCTGGTATTATAAGAGGTGCGCTTGCATAATTGTCCAAACATATGCTGATAAACTAACTCGATATTA